AACCAGCTTTACTCCAAACATTGCTATGACAGCGTTTGGTCGTTCATGGGTAGCAGACATTGCTAACGATAGACAAACTGTGTACTTCAGTGACTTGTTAAACCCTGCTGAATGGAAGACAGGAACTGCAGGATACTTAGACATTAGTGAAGTTGTTCCTAACAATGACCCTATTGTTGCTTTAGCTTCTCACAATGGATTCTTAATTATATTCTGTGAAAAGCATATTGTTGTTTATAGCAATCCTGTAGACCCCTCAGCTTTAACACTCCAAGATGTTATTACTGGTATTGGTTGTATTGCTAGAGACTCTGTAGCTTCTATTGGTACAGACTTAATGTTTTTGTCTGCTACTGGTGTTCAGTCTTTACAGCGAGTTGTGCAAGAAAAATCACTACCGTTTAGAGATGTATCTAAGAATGTACGAGATGAGTTATTAACTAATGTGGCTTCTGAAGTATTAAAGAATATAAAAGCAACTTACTTTTCAACAGAAGCTTTTTACTTATTGTCTTTGCCTTCTACTGGTTTTACTTACTGTTTTGACACAAGAGGTGTGTTAGAGAATGGTGCAGCAAGAACAACTATCTGGAAACAAATAACACCAACAGCATTTTGTGTAACACAGGATAGACAGTTATATATTGGTAAGGGTGGGTTTATTGGTAAATATGATACCTATGAAGACAACGGTGCAACCTATCGTATGTCTTACTTTACTAACTACTTTGACTTTGGTTCAGCTACTACAAACAAGATTCTAAAGCGTATCAATGTGACAGCTATCGGTGGTTCTAATCAACCTATCGCTGTTAAGTGGGGCTATGATTATACTCGTAACTATTTCTCTCGTGGTATTATACTACAGAGAGTATCAGTCTGGGAGTACGGAACAGCTGAGTACAACATTGCTACTTATACTAACGGTATTGCTTTAGACATTGCTAACATTTCAGCTTCAGGCTCAGGCACTGTTATGCAATTAGGTTTTGAATCAGACATTGACGGCACACCGTTATCGATACAGAAAATTGACTTCTTCCTTAAACAAGGTAAAACATTATGAGTAATTATACAAAGGCAACGAACTTTGCCACTAAAGACACACTATCAACAGGCGATGCTAACAAGATTGTTAAAGGCACAGAGATAGACAACGAGTTTAACTCTATTTCAGGTGCTATCAGTTCTAAAGCTGATATTGCTTCTCCTACATTCACAGGAACTCCTGCAGGTCCTACAGCGACTGCTGGTTCTAACACAACTCAGTTAGCAACTACTGCTTATGTTAAAGCTGAAATAACTACAGCAACAGCTTCTTTAAGTACTATGTCTACTCAAAGTGCTGGTGCTGTAGCGATTACTGGTGGTACAATTACAGGAACAACAGTTAACGGCAACACAGTTGGTTCAAACTCTGTAGGAGCTAGAACAGTTTCATCATCAGCCCCTTCAGGTGGTTCTAACGGTGATGTTTGGTATAGGGTTTAATAATGCCTAATCTTCATGTAACCAGCTCAGGAACAACATACGCTACTAAGTTAGTATATGTAAAAGATGGTGGTATCTGGAAAACTGTTACACAGGTATGGGTAAATAATAATGGTACATGGCAAAGAGTGCTACCAGAGTTAATAGGTTCTGCTGGATATACTTCTGGTTCATTTAGTTTTACTGTACCTAACGGTATTTCTACTATCACTATCAACGCTGCAGGTGGTGGTGGCGGTGGCGGTTCAGGTTCTTTCTCGAACGCTGACACAGGTGTTTATGGTCCTGGCGGCGGCGGCGGTGGCGGTGCTTATATTAGTGGGCTGGTTGTCAGTGTTATTCCTGGAACTGTTATTACAGGAACAGTTGGTGCTGGCGGAGCTGGTGGAACAATGGCTGGAGTTTATCAAAACGGTGTTACAGGTAGTGCTGGTGGAACAACAACTATTGGTGGTTTAAGTATTGGAACAATAACTTTAAACGGCGGTGGTGGCGGTATAGGTGGTAGCATCAATGGATATGGTGTAGCTACTGGCGGTGCTGGCGGTGGTGCTTCAGGTGCTGGTTCAAACGGAAACGCTGGTTTAGGCGGTAGCACTGGTGGTTCAGATGTCCCTGGATGGGCTGGTGGAAGTTCATTCGGCTCTGGCGGAGCTGGTGGCTCTAAAGTTGGTGGAGATAACCCAGGTTCACCAGGTATACAAGGTGGTGGCGGTGGTGGCGGTTCTTCACATACTTACTTTGGTGACAACAATCGTCAAGCTGGTGGTAAAGGCGGTGACGGTCTTATTACACTTATTTACGGATAAATATGCCTTATTATGCTAAACTAGAAGATGGTCTTGTAACAAGCACAATTAACACAGATGAAGAAACTTTAAATTCTGGTTTGTTAGGCAACTCTTCTTGGTTCATTGAGTATTTTGTTGATGGTTCTTCAAGACCAGCAATGTTTGGTGGTACTTACGATTTTGAAAAGAAACAGTTTGTAGATGTACAGCCTTACCCTTCTTGGGAATTAGACAGCAATAACGAATGGCAAGCCCCTCTTGAAAAACCATCACCAGGTCTTTATGAGTGGTCTGAGTCAGTTTTGGCTTGGGTAGAGATTATCTCGCCAGCATGAAGACACCAGTCGTACAGCGTCAGGGCTATGTAATGTATATAGAGTTCTTCGCAGGTATGCACTGGTTTCACACGGATGTACATAAATGGTCTAGTGAAATAAAAACAAAGTATTTAGAAGATTTAAACTTATTACAATACTTGGTTAACATACCACTAGTATCGCTAGTTGAAGAAGATAATAAGAAGCTTGCTAAGTTTGCTGAAATTATAGGAATGAAGGTTGTTGATAAAATGAATTTAACTAATGGAAAAGTAGGCTTTGTCTACGCAAGGAGTTTATAATGGGTGGCTTAGTTAGTAGTATTGCTAATATATTTACAGGGGCTGATGATGTAAAAGACGCTGCTAACGTGGCGGCTGGTCAACAGCGAGAGGCTGCTCAGAATGCAGCTTATTCTGCTGCGTTTAGACCAGTAGGTATGACATCTAGATTTGGTACGTCTCAGTTCACACGTGAAATAGACCCAAAGACTGGTACTCCTTACGTCTCTAGTGCTGGGTATACTCCTGCTCCTGAACTAGCTTCCTTACAAGATAGATTGTTTGGTCAGTTTGGTCCTAGCATGGCTACTGCTGAACAACGTGCAGGTCAGTATGCTCCATTAGGTGGTGCTGCTAGCCAACTAATGTCTTTAGGACAAGGTTACTTAGCTCAGTCTCCTGAACAAGCTGCTCAAGATTACATGAGAAGCCAGCAAGGATTGTTAGCAGGTTCTAGAGAACAACAACTATCGCAGCTACGTAATAGAGTATTCCAAACAGGTCGTAGTGGTTTAGGTATAGGCGGCACAACAACTGGTCAGGGTGCTGCTAATCCTGAGATGCAAGCGTATTACAATGCGTTAGCAAATCAAGACTTACAGCTAGCATCACAAGCACAACAAGCAGGGCAACAACGTGCTACATTCGGTGCTGGTTTATTTGGCACAGGTGCTGGTTTACTTGGCTCACAAGTACAAGGTGAAGTTGGTGCATTGTCTCCATTACAAGCACAATTAGGTTTATCTGCTAACATTGAACAACTAGGGCAAATGCCTTATAACATGGGTCTTGCTTTAGGACAAGCTTCTGTTCCTGGTCAAACATCAGGTGCTCAGCTTTATGGTCAAGGCATGTCTCAAGCTGCTCAAACACAGTACCAAGGACAAGCACAAGCTGCTCAGATGAACGCTGCATTCTTGAATAACTTAATTGGTTCTGCTGCTGGTGCTTATGGCATGAGTCAGATGGGTGGAGCTAGTGCCTTAAGTGGTGGTGGTTTGTCTACAGGTACTGCAGGTGGATACATGGGTGGTGGTAACTACTTAACAGGTGGTGTTAACTTCCCTACTACAGGATTTAATCCAACAGCAGGTGGTTGGGGCTTAACAGGAGGTAGGTTATAATGGGAATGAATATTAGTCAGATGTTAGGGAGTGACCCTGACGTACTACGTGCTCAGTTAATGCAACAAGAGATGGCTCGTTACAATCAATATCAAGACCCACGTATGAACTTAGCTTCTACACTTGGTGGTTTACTTGGTGGTGGTGCTGTTAACGTTGCTCAAGGACGTAACTTCTTTGAAAGCAATAATCCAGTATTGAGAAAAGCATCTCAGCTACAAGAGATTTATAATACTACTGCTCAATCAATTGACCCTACTGCTAACCCTGGTGACTTCTACAGAGCACTGCAAGGCAACCTAGCTGCTGCTGGGTTTGGTCCTCAAGCTGCTATGGCTGCTCAAGAAGCATATAAGTTTGGTCAACAAGAGCGTGAGATGTCTCTTAAAGAGCGTCAAACTGCTGCTCAAGAAAAGAACGTGTCTCCATTTGCTCAGGGTAACTACATGTCTGAGTCAGGTCCTCTTGTGTTTAACAGAGAGACTGGTGGATACACTGTTAACGGTGAGCCATACAGCGAAGCTAAACATGGTAAAGCAACGTTTGCAGCTAAAGAAGATTTTAGGTCTAGCATTCTTAAAGGCTCTGGTGCTCCAGGTGCTGGCGGTACTCCTGCTTCTCCTAAAGGCAAAGGTAAAGAAGAAATGTCTGATGAAGAGAAACGTGCAAGATTTAATCGTGTGCAAGGAAATGCAACAGGTACTGATGGTAGCCAATACTTAGGTGAATCTTTTGGTCCTAATACACCTGACGCTGTGCTTGATGTTGGCGTAGCCGCTAAAGACAAACAAGCTATTAAAGAATCTGACAGAAGGAAAAAAGCAAGGGCTTCTAAACAAGAAAGTGATGATGCCATTGCAAGTGGTGTTGGGCTTTAAACATGGCAAAAGTCAACTACAACGTCCTAGCTCTAAAGAAAGAAGGGCTATCGGATGAAGACATTGCTCGATTTATTTCTGAAGATTCAGGTGCTGACTATAACGAGTATGTCGCTGAGGGATTAACGCCCAAAGATATCATTCGTTTTGCTAATGAGCAAGACTATAGCACATCTGACGTACTAAAGCGTGGCTTCTTACAAGGGGCTACGTCTACCTATCGTGGTGCACGTCAACTAGCAGGTGCAGAGCCTACTAATGATGAGTTGCTAGCAGAGACAGAGTATCGTCAAATGCAAGAACAGAATCCTTGGGCAGCTTACAGTTCTAATATCATTGGTAACATCTTTGGTGACCCTACTAACCTAGTACCTGGCTCTTTGTTGTTCAAAGGTGCTAAAGGTGCTATGAGTGTCGCAGGTCG